GCTTGATTTCTGCCTCAGATCCTGTATTGTAGACACATGAACGAAACACCAAGCAACAACCCATACGTCAACAACCTCGTTGAGATGGGATACGATCGTGCCGACTGCGAGATGGTCGCTGCTGCTGGTCTTGATGCCACGTACCCACGTGTGATCCATGGTCGCACCTTTGAGACTAAGGCAGAATACGATGAGGCACTCGCAGATTATCTTAATGGTCTTTGACCCCATCTCACCCCATCAACCTCTAGACTAATCACATGGACAAACTCAACAACATCGCACACGACATCAGGGGGTTCTGCATTGCTAACCCTGAGGCAGACTTTGAAATGGTCATGGATTTTGTAGACTCGCAGATCGTCCCCTTTGAGGCAGATGACAACCTATGCGATCTTGCCATGATGATCATGCTAGATGTGGATGAAATGAACCAGTCTGCATAGTGGCACACAGGGGGTTGCAATTGCCCCCCATCCCTGCAACAATACATTCAAGACAAACAACCAACGACTTTCATGCGTAAGATCGAAACCCAAATGAACGCTGCTATCAAAGGCAACGCCAATTGGACTAAGGCAAACACATCTGTTACGACTCAAGATGGTGTGTCTGAGGTTCGCTTGCATGGCAACAAAATTGCTGAGATTGGTGATGAGTTCGTTCGCATCTTTGATGGCGGTTGGCAGTCAAACACAACCAAATCACGTCTCAATGCTATCATCAACGAATTCTGCAATGCATACACTGACGGTGTGTTTCAGAAAGATTTTGCATGGTATGTTCGTGACAACAAAGTCACCCATGATTTCGTGAATGGTTACACTTTCGTTGAGTTTGCCTGATTAACACTCACCCATTCACACTATCTAACACAAACTCATGAACTACACTCTCAAACAACTCCAAGACAGAGTATCATCTATGATCAAAGAACAGGGGGAGGATGCAGAGTGTGCAGCATGGATTTATACTAAGAATGATTGTCACTTAAAGGATGAAGATGGCAACACTGACTATGATAACAACGTAGAAGATCCAGCACTGCTTGCACGTATCTTTGATGATGTGGGCAACATTGATTACATCTATCAGGTCATTCAAGAGGCAGTTGATGAAGTCGTAGAGGAGGAAATCGCAGCGACTAAGTAACACAAACTGGTCGGCTGCCTCCCAATTGCCAAAGTGTCACAGGGTTTTGGCACTGCCTCTCACAGCCCCTATAATAAGGACATGAACAAAACACAACGCCATCACAACGGACAATTCATCACAACAGGTGATCCCTCCCCTTTGATGAGTCGCGTCATGGATTCGATCCTTAAGCAACAGCAGGCAGAGCATGATTATCGCATGGCAGTGAGAGCAGGACGCATTGAGCAGGTCCAGTCTACGAACTGGAACATCAGCGACAGACACTAGACCCTGACCCTGTAGACTAACAGCATGAGAAACGATTCAATGATCACACCAAAATGCATCGCTGTCATCGGTGGATGTGATCACGAGGGCGAGTACTTCAGAACCCTTCGTCTCTTTGATTGCCAATCAACGGCAGATGCCTACGTGGTAGAACTTGAGCGTGAGTTTGATTACGTGCTCGTGGAGGTAAAGGAGATCTCACAATACAGCATGATGATGGGAGGGACAATCGGATAAGTGACACAGGCAACCCACTAGTTGCCACCCTGACCCTGTAGACTTAGTTCAACAAACAAACAACCCACAAATCATGTTCGCAGTTCAACCCACCTCCTTCGGCACCTTTGACGAGTGGGGTGCTGACTACACACCCACCATTGCTGGCGCTTATCGCATCGCAGCAATCAGACAGCAGGAGCAAGAGGGAGACCAGATGATCTGGCGTCTCACCTCAGGGCAACCCATCCCATGGGTGCGTGTCTACGAAGACGAGAACATCAGCAGTGTGACAGAGCAGGAGCTGGCACTGCTCGCCTAGGCATCGCCCCTCTACCGACTACAATACAAGAGAACACAACACAGGACACAGCATGAACGGATGGGCAACCTACGAAACATGGAACGTCGCTCTTTGGATCGGCAATGAGGAGATGATCTACCGCCATGCCAAGGAGAACAAGAACCTTGGGTATCGCAAGTGGGCGAAGCGATTCATCGATGAGTTCGGTGAGTACATCACAGGCGACGGCGTGGCATGGTTGCACGACGACATCGACACCGATGAGATGGATGAGATGCTGGCAGAACTCTAAGGGGTTGCCCCCTTTCTTTACACTAACCCCACCACACTACATGTCAATGAACATCAGGAAGTATCGCAAGGCAGTTGATGCCATCATGGATCAGTATGGATTTGTTTTCTTTGACGATTCCAATCATTTGAAATACAAGCACCCATCACTAGGTATAGTTCAGACATGCTCAAAGACACCAAGTGATAACTACGCACTGGCACAGATTAAGAGACAATGTAGAAGATCAGTAGCAGCACTAAGTTAAACACAGGGGGCAGTAATATGCCCCCTTTATTGTATACCCCCGAATGCCGAGCGGGACTCCTACGCCTACTCTAACCTACAAAGTGTTACCCAAGCGAGATAAATATTAGTGCATCTCCGAATATAAAAAATCCTCCAGGTATGAACACACGCACAACACCTTTTGAAGAAATCAGTTATATTAGTATGTGTTTAGTGGAGGTAATACGTATTTTAGGAATAAATGCATATAAAAAAATCCGCCCAGTAAAAAAATGACTGAAAAAGAGGAAAACCTAGAGATCAGGTATAAAACAAAGGATGGCACGATTAAGGAGCAAAGGTTTGATGATTTCAATGAATTTGCCGATGCGATCCAAGATGCTGCATTAGATTACTATGCGGGTGCTGAGGCAGCACCAGAGATGGATATTTCTGCAGCATTTGGAGCATATGGCATACAACAGAAGGAGCAATTTAAGAATGGATCAAGAGTTAACAGCGAGATTGAATTCCTTGGAGAAGAGGTTGAAGGAATGTGAGGAACCAGGGACGATGTATTATTGCCGTCCAGGATCTGTGCAACATGAAAAGTTGGCAGATTTTCTCAATGATGTGTATATACAATTACAGGAGATAAAATGCCAGGTCCAGTCGTTGCAGACACCACCTTCGTAGACTCTGGTGGTACGGGAGCATGTACGACACCTCCTACTGTCTTAGGGGCACCGAGTAGTGGTGGTAGTGCGAGGGTATATGTGGGAGGTAAACCAGTAGTAAAGGAGGGTGATGTATTTTCACCTGTACCTGGCACTACACCCAATGGCAATCCTTGCACTAGTACCAGGACGTTGAAGGGGTCGAGTACTGTGAGAGTAAATGGTGTTAGTATTGGAAGAATGGGTGACACATTGAATCCTGGCACAGGGATCACGATTGCTGCAGGGTCTAACAAAGTATTTGCAGGGTAGTGAGGGTTGTGCTATAATATGGAGGTAATCAAGAGAGACTCATGGCAAAAGCAGGCGGATTCATGAAAGGCGGCACGTATGTGGAAGCAATTCCCAAGAAGAGTCGTCAGGGTAAGGGGAAGCACACCAAGTTAAGTGCAACCAGTCGTAATGGAGCAAAGAAGCGTTATCGTGGTCAAGGAAAATAAGGTAGAAGGATCTACGATATATCAGATCGACGATTATTATTCAGATCCAGATAGTGTTGTCAGAAGTTTTCTCGGCACACTACCTGGGTTATGGAAGGGTGATGAGAGTCGATCAATGAACGGGGTATACTTCGAGGATCGTAGACATGATGTTTATCACTCTGATTCAATAAGAGTTTATGATGACTTAGCAGAAATTTGTGGACATCGTGCTATTGAATCAGGTCAAGTGATTACAAATTTAACTCGATTCAAGAAATGTGAGTTTAATAATTATCATGATCATTATTGGTGGCCACATAAAGATGCAGGGTATACTGGGATCATATATTTAAATAATAATCCAGGTGATCGTTCAGGTACGAATCTTTATATTTCCAAGGATATCGATAATAAGACGGGAGTCAATGAGCACGAATTCCCATGGCGATCTAAAGAGTATTATGAAGTGATACATACGTTAGAACCAAAATACAATCGATTATATATTTTCAACGGAAATAAATTTACGCATGGAATGAATATTGTTGATGATATGTATTTTGGTGAAGAGTATAGATTAAACCAAGTATTCTTTTTCACCGATGTCTAAGATTGATGCTGTTAGTAAATTGATCGAGTATGTTTCGGTAAAACGAAAGGAACTTGGTGGGCATGCTATATGTCCCTTTGCAGCAGCAGCAAGTGTAGAGGTTATAGAGTGTAATTTAAGCGACATTGCTCTGAATTCAGACCTTAACGCTGAGATCATCATCTTTATAGTCGAGGATGACATTTCAGAAGCAGCATTACTACAAAGTGTATCAATGCTGAATATGGAACAAAATGAATATATTGTATTAGATGATCATAAACATGATCCTTCATATATCAATGGTATTCAAACGAACTTTGGTAAATACAACATTGTATTGTGTTCAAAAGTTGATAAATTAGAACAGGCAAGGAAATCTTTGCACCAGACCGATTATTATAGTTATTGGTCACCAAAAATGTATACGAGAATAGTCCATGGCAAATAGTCCCACCGATAAGAGCAACGATTTCGTACAATCAGGAATGACCTTGATCACTCAAGTGGAAAGTGATTATTGGTTGAATAAGTCTGCTAAAGAAAATGAACTAATGCAACAGACCAGAGAATTTTTATCTACAGCAGAATGGGACGATGGATTTGTTGGTAAGTGACTAAATACTAGGAGGTAACCTCTACTAATAAGTGGCGAATCAACAATCGTTTAAAGATTTGAGCATTACGTTCAAACCTCATCCTGTAACAGGCGATTTAGTCGTTAAGAAGGATGATGCTGCAATTAAGCAGGCGATTGTAAATTTATTATTAACAAATAAGGGAGAAAGACCCTTTGCTCCTGATCTAGGTTCTGATCTACGTTCATTAATGTTTGAACCACTTGATGTGGCAACTGCAGGTCAGGTTGCCACTAATATTAAAAAAACGTTACGTGATTATGAACCACGTGTTGCAAT